AACCACTTATGTAAAGAACCCTCTGCAACTTTAACAATTCTCATACTATCATCAGATTTCCAGTCGTATGATGCCATAATTTCACTTCCTCCTCCTTGTCTTACTGCTTGTAATTTTTTAAGTAGAACTTGTTTCTTTATCTGATCTGCTTTCTTCTGCTTTGAATCAATTTGTTTCTGTTGCTGATCATCAGTTACATTATCATCATCTTCTTCTTCCATTTTTTCACTTATTTGCTCAGTTCCTTTCCAAACACCATTAGTAACAATAGGTTTCATTTGAGTAGGACCAACAATATCCATAACTCTAGCAAAAGTTACACCATCAGAATTGTTAATTTCCATCTCTTTTTAATCTTTATTACTATTATTTAGGAATTGTTGTTTAATCATCTTTGATAAGTCACTAGTAGAACCTACAAACACCGCATTATTAGTAACGTTGTTTGTTGTGTTTGCCTTTTCCTCATCAACTTCTTTAACCTTCTTCTGCAACTCCATTAACTTATCAGTTGTATCAGCAACAGATTTTATAATCTGTCCTGCAACTTCATATGCTCTTGGACTTGCACTTTCACCTGCCAATTCCATAATACCATTAAGGGATTCTTGTCCCTTTTCAATTAATGAATATAAGTTAGCACGAGTATACTCATAATCTTTTTCAATATCATCTGTAATATTCTTTGTACTATCTTTCCGAGTAATACATCCATTTTCTGGTGTAGTACTCACTTCAATAGCACTAGTTGTGTTTAATGCTTCATCTATAGGATCATAACTAGACATGGTATTCACTATACGTCAGTTTGTTTCGTTGGACTGAATGATAACCCATCATCAAAGAAATCATTAAATTCATTAAATCCAAAGTCATCACCCACCTCAATTAATGCATCATCGGCAGTAGTTAGCTTATTAATGTTAATACCTGAAATATGTTCAGCAGCAATTGAACTATCAAATCCTCTCTTAACTATGATAGTAGTTGCATCTTCAATACTAGTAACTTTCATAATTTCACTGTCAGCTACAATTCTATCATTAACAGATAATCCAATAACATTATTAAGTGTAATTCTAGTTTCAGATGTAGTAAGATCTTCATTTATTATTATACCTGTATCATCATCATTATAATCTTTAAGTGCCTTAGGTGTTGCAACATATCTAACTTGACGTTTTGCAGTTACAGCAGTATCAGTTGAGTAATCAACCTGAACTTTCTTAATAAGTCCATCACTAGTAGCAGCAACAGGACCGAATAGATATGTTTTTGCGGTAAATTGTAATGTATAAATTAATGCTGTTCTAGTTTGAAAATCTCCTTCATATTCATCTCTAAATGAAATATTGTCTAATACTATTGGAACATCTCTTTTTTCTCCAATAGAACTTACTAAATTAATTGTTATATTAAATGATGGTTGAAAATATGGTAATATCTGTTCAATAATTTGAAGTGCATCATCATTTAACTTTGAGAATATACTTAATTCAAATCCAATATTATATGGGATAGGCATGAAAACTTTCTTTAAATTTGTTCCATCAGATGCCTTAAAAGTTTGAGTTATTCCTGATTTTCTAGATGGATCATATTGAATAGAAGTCATCTCAAATGACATTCTTGGAAGAGTTATTGCAATTGCTTTTGTTAAGTTAGCTTGCTCTCTAATCTTTGCAAAGAACTTCTGTTGTGGACCATAAGCAAGTCCAACTTTTGTCTCATCGAGAGTTTCATCATCTTTTCCCTCATGTTTAATAAAAATGCTATTAAACAAAGTACCAAAACCAATAATGGTTTTTCTAACAATTTCGTGATAATAATATGTTCCTAGCATTAGTATTGTCCAAATGGGTTGCCTTCAGTAAAGTCAAGTAAATTATCTGCTTCTAATTCTATTTCAGCATTAGAATCAAATGCATCATCAACACTATCTGTACTGTAAGACTCTACAATATATCTAGCAGATGATATACCACCTACAATAGTTTCTCCTGGATAGAATTGTCCAGTATTTAAAGATACCTTAAGATCAATTGGTGGATAAGTTGCATTAAGATCAGTGCGTCTCTTAAAGTCTCTGACTCTTGCTTCAACTCCAGATGTTTGACCAGTTACTATCTCGTTATATATGTAAGTTCCAATTCCTGTTGTAGTTAAACCAGTAAATGTAACAGTAGGTGCAACAGTATATCCAGCACCAGTATTAGTAAATTGTATATCAGTTACCTTACCAGAAGTCATAACTGGTTCTACCGTAGCAGTTACACCACCAGCAGGTGCTGCTGTAACAGATATTGTTGGTGCTTCTGGATAACCAACACCTTGTTGATCCACATCAATAGTAGAAATACCTGAAGAAACAATACCAAATGTAACTGCAGCACCTGCTCCACCGCCACCAGTTAATATAATAAATGGTGGATTCTCAACACTATATCCCTGACCTGGATTAATCATCCTTATTTCTTTCAGAGATTTAACTCCACCAAAAGAAGTGGTAATTGCAACAGCAGTTGCTTGTGTTCCATATCCACCAGGAGGTGGTGATATCTCAACAAGAGGTGGAGTCTTATATCCAGAACCATCATTTATTAAATCTATAAATCCAATCATTCCAGTAGATCCAATTGAAGCTACACCATTGGCGGTAACACCAGTACCAACTAATTGTACTAATGTGGTATATCCTTCATCTTCCATTGCACTATCAATTTCATTAATAGTGGTATCAATAAGTTCATTCTCATATTCATAAAGTTCACAACTTAATTCATAAGTATAATTTCTACCTAATTGATAAAAAGGTTTTTCACTTTCAACTCTTTTAATTTCAAATAATCTTTCTCCAAGAGGGAAATAGATTAAATCTCCTTCTTTAGGTCTTGTAACTAAATCTTCAAATGTATAGTCTGTAATATATCCATCTCTAATTCCAGAACTCAAACCTTCTAATATAGGAGCAATAAAGTTTTCAAATCTTTCTCGTGAAATAGTAAGACTGACTTCATTGGTTAATCTCAAACCAAATTTAGTCATTAAATCTGCACCAGGATTATATCCCTCATAATTATTTAAATATGCTTCAATTAAAAAAGAGTCATCAAACTTAGATGACTGAACTTCTCTAATAATATCATCAGTTTTAAATGTTTTTCTAGGAAGGTAGTATACCTCTACTCCATAGATACCTAACTGTTCATTTATTAAATCTTGAACCAAAAACTGTTCGTTTTTAGATCCTTGTAAAAAATACGAATTTAATGGCATTTTGTATTAACCTATCAAATCAAGAGGTGGCATTTCATAATCAGTTGACATTTTAGATAAGATTGCCTCTATGTCTCTATCACCATCATCATATAATTGCCTTCCATTTAACTCTATTCCACCAGGAAGTTTAACTCCTTGAAACTTAATTAAATTTTGTCCCCATTGTTTCTTAATTGTTGCTGTTAAATATCTTTTTAAGAAACTATCATTAAAAACACCACTGAATGATGCTGGATTTAATGCTCTATAACAATCAAGAATAATATAATCACCAGCATCTTCATCTTTCCAATCAATATCTAAATATAATCTATCTTGACTTTTATTAAATCTTATTTGCTTATCTGTTGTCATCAAGTAATCAATATCTTCAAGATATGTTTTTGTCATAGAATAATTTAAGAGTCCATTATATCCAAGATTGAATGCAACATCATTTAAAAATAACTGATATTTGAAACTAAACATTCCACTGGAAATGGTATTATTATCAAACTTAAATACCTTTTCTACACCAATAACTGAATCTGGAACTTGAATAAAATTAGAATTTTCATACCAATTTGAAGTAAAAGTTCCACTTCCACTATCCACAGAGGTAGCAGTAGTAGTAACTATACCTACACCATCAATTGGTTTTGCTTGTCCACGACTTACATCATCAGCAGTCAATTGATGCTTGAGATACATTCTCTCAACACCATCAAAATGACGTTCATTAAATAATTGAATAGCATCATCTGCTAAATCATCTAATTGTTCATCATCAACATTAATCTCCAAAACAGGAGCACCTAGTTTTCTCAAACAAAAATCTATTAGTTCTTGTTTAGTGGTTGGTTTTGCCATTAATACGATCCCCCATCAATTAATCCTACTGATAATTCAGTACCGTCGAAAGTTAAATTAGCACTGTCTTGAAGTTCTCCACTTGCTCCAGAATAAACAACTCTACCTGATGTTAAATCTGAAATCTTAGCAGTTGATGCAACAAAACCTGTTCCACCAGATACATTTAATCCAAGATTAGCATCTAAGAGAGCAGCAAATGTTGATACACCTGATACATTTAGATTATCTAACTCAGTATGTCCAACTACATTAAGTCCAACACCACCTGAGATATCAGCACCAGCATTAGCATCTATAGCACCATCAAA